CATCAAAATTTGATCCGTCACGCATGGAAACTCAAGGTCGTGAGGTTAAGCTTCACAAGATGTTTGCTTTTGTCACTGCGACGGAAGAGCTTCTTGAAGATGCGCCTCGTCTGGAATCTCGACTACGGGTAAAAGCGCCCGAAGCAATCCGTTGGAAAGCAACTGACGCCATTATGTATGGCGACGGTGTTGGTAAGCCCAAAGGCTACTTTGGCTCTGATGCTTTGGTTTCTATTGCTAAAGAAAGCGGTCAGGCTGCTAAGAGCGTTGTGGCTAAAAACATCGCGAAAATGTACGCCCGCAACCTGAACCCCGGACGCGCTCACTGGATTGTCAATTCTGATGTTCTGCCAGAAATTATGACATTGCAGATTGGGTCACAACCAATCTGGACGCCGCCGAATTCTGGTTTTAAAAACGCGCCCGGAGGCTTCTTGCTGGGGCGTCCTATTCAGTTCTCAGAACACGCCAAAACGGTTGGTGATAAAGGCGACATTCAGTTTGTTGATCCTATGGGATACTACGCTCCGACTAAACGGGGTGGAATTAAGTTTGATAGTTCTATTCATCTTTATTTTGATTATGACCTATCTGCGTTCCGCTGGACTTTCCGTTTCGGTGGGCAGCCATATCTGAGCGCCCCTGTTACCCCTAAAAATGGTAACAGCGAAAAGAGCCACTTTGTAACGCTCAACGAACGCTCTTAATCAACATTAAGTATGTTAAAGCGGGGTTTCGGCTCCGCTTTTTACTTCTGACCACATAAGGATCAAGGAAATGAATACAAACATTCTTCCAAGTAATCGGGCGGTTTTGGCCGCTCTCATCGACCCCGACGCTCACACTGCAGGCGCAAAAAGCAGCGACTGGGTTGATATGTCTACTTTTGAAAACATTCAGGCCATTGTTTGCGCCGGAACTCTCGGAGCTAGCGCAACGCTTGATGCAAAGCTGGAGCAAGCCACTAATAAATCAGGTGGCAGTGCTAAGGACATTACAGGCAAAGCGATTACCCAGCTTACTAAAGCGGGTGGTCAGGATAGCGTGCAGGCCGTTATTAACTGTCGATCTGACGAGCTTGATACAAATAATGGCTTTACGTATGTGCGCCTAACAATGACGGTCGGCACAGCAACCAGCGATGCTGGGGCCGTTATCTTGGGTCACGATGCTCGGTATCAGCCCGCCGACGGCGGTGGGGCGGTCGAGATTGCCGAGGTCGTTGCCTGAGATAAAATTAACAAGGGTGGGTAATGCCACCCTTTTTTATAAAGAGCAGCCATGACTCTCACAATAACAACACCCGCAGCGGAAAAGCCCGTTTCTTTGGACGAAGCCAAACGGCAATTGTCTATGGAGGACACAGCGGACGCCGATACGCTTATCACGTCCCATATAGCGGCTGCTACGGCCCACGCTGAAACAATTCTGTCTCGTGCGTTGATGACGAGAACCTATACCGCATCGCTTGATTGTTGGTTGGATTGTATCTGGTTACAGATGCCCCCGCTCGGTGCTGTTAATTCAGTAAAATATGATGATGCAGACGGCGTTGAGCAGACCCTTGCGCCTTCTGTTTACGAGGTTGGTGAGCGGTTCGGGCAGGCGTTTGTGAAGCTTGCCCCTAATCAGTCTTGGCCGGAACTTGATAGCAGTCAGAGCCTTGATCGTATTCGCATCGAATACACGGCTGGATACGGTGATGCTGATGCGGTTCCAGATGATATCAAGCACGCGATTTTGCTTTTGATACAATACTATTTTGACGAAGTTGATAGTAAAATCATGGACACAGCGGAGAGCATGTTAATGCCTTATCGTGTATGGGATCTGGCATGAACAAGGGTCGGCTTAGAGCGCGGATTTCTCTGCAAGAATTGTCTCTTACTGATGATGGTGGCGGCGGCTCTGTTGAGACTTGGGAAGAGGTTGTTGAAGTCTGGGCCAATGTAAAGCCGCTTTCTGGTCGCGAGCAAATCACAGCCGATAAAGAGGCATCCACAACACTATATCGAATTAAAATCCGCAGCCGTGACATTTCGTCAGCTTGGCGCGTCGTTTGGGGTTCGAAAATACTGAATATCAGAGAGATTTTAGAAGGGGATAGCAGCGAAAGGTATTTGTTTTTCAATGCTGAATTAGGGGCTGTGACATGAGCGCAAAGGCGCACAACAAGCGACAGGCTGCAAAATTGCGCCGCTTGCTACAACGTGCACCGGAAGAGATCACCAGAGAAGTTAAAGAGGCTTTGGTTGAGGCCGCACAAACTGTTCAAGCCGATGCAATTAAACGCGCACCTTACCCAGAGTTAAAGCGTGGATTGGCAGATAAACAGGCTATCGGCGTTCAATCCAATGGCTTCAAGGTTGTGATGGGTTTTCGTACAAAATCACAGCTTAAACGAAACGATATTGATTATGAACCAGCATGGGTCGAGTACGGGACGAAACCACACAGTTTGAAGCGCAGAGATAACACAGTTTCGGTGAAGAAGAGAAAAGGTAGTGGCACAGGGCGCAGGGTTGGCGGCGGTGGTTTTCACCCAGGTACGCCCGCGCAACCCTTTATGACGCCCGCCGCAGAGATCAATCGAAAAGAAAATCGTCGCCGTGTTGGTGAGGCGATCAACACCGCAGTTAAAAAGATGGTTCGCAATGGCTGATGCGTCGTGGCAAGTACAAAAGGCTGTTTATGCCAAGCTGAACGTAGATTTGACGGTCAATGTTTATGATAATGTACCGCCTAACGCACAAGCCCCGTATGTCACGATTGGCGATGATACAGCCGCCGATGACAGCACGAAAACGGATGATGGCCAGCAAATAACGCTGACGATACACGCATGGTCTGATTATGCCGGACGCAAAGAAGTCAAGGAGCTTGGTGCAGAGATTTACGCAAGTCTTCACAAGCAGCCTCTTGTTGTAACGGGTTTTGATGTTCGTGAAATCCGGTGGGTGTTTGGTGACACGATCCGAGAGCCAGACGGGCATACCTACCATGGTGTGCAGCGATTTAGAATTTTTGTTCAGGGTTAATTCCAGCCGCTTACGAGCGGCTTTTTTTATGGAGTAAGGAAAATGACAAAAGAAAGTGGCGTAAAGGTCATCTTGAAAGTCGGTGACGGTGCTGACCCAGAAGTGTTTACAGACCTTAAAGGGCAAAAAGATACCCGTATGAGCGGCGCAGGAAATGCAATTGATGTTTCTGACAAGACGACAGGCGGGTGGGGTTCAACCCTTGCTGGAACTCGTAATATGACCGTTACAGCATCCGGTTTTGTTGTGTGGCCTGATACGACAGGGGTTGAAACTTTGCGCGGACATTGGGAAGCGGGAACAACGGTAAACTGTGAGCTTGTCTTGAATGACAATGGCGACAAGTATTCAGGCGCTTTCTCAATTACGCAACTTGACATTGGCGGCGCAAACGATGGGGCAACCGAGTATAGCGTTACCCTTCAAAATGCCGGACAGCCTACATATTCATAATGCCTAATTCTATCCGCGGCGAAGTGCCGATAACTCTGGACGGTAATAAGTATAAGCTTGTGCCGTCATTTGAGTGCCTTTGTGAAATTGAAGCTGATACTGGCAAGGGTATTGTCGCTCTGGCCCGTTGCATTTACGCGAGTGATTTCACGTTGTCAGAGTTAACCGCGATCATCACTCGGGGGCTTAATGCTGCGGGTGAACCGGCAACCTTTGATAAGGTGGGACCTATGATCGTTGCCACTGGCGTTTTGACTAACGAGATTCAAACGCCAGTTCAAGCATTTTTTAACCACGCCATAACGGGCGGGCAAACAAAGAGTGCTGAGGGAAACGCGAAAGCGGCGAAGAGTCAGGCTTAATCCCTTTTCGTCGCTATCTCGGTATCGCTTCTGGCCTTCTTGGTTGGCCCCCGCAAATATTCTGGAAATCCACACCGCACGAGTTCTTTGCCTCACTCGAGGAGAGGGCAAAATCCAACTCGCCTGATGACAAGTCGGAGAGCGAAGAGGATTACGCACAGTTCCGTCAAAAACTTGAACGAGCAAACGTGATATGAGTGAAGTTGAACGGCTTATATGGCAGATTGAGGCCAAGACCGAAGGGTTGCGTCGTGAGCTTAAAAAAGCCGAGCAGTCAGGTGAAAAGTTCACTCGTAAGATGGACCAGACGGTTGCGCGGACGAATAAGGGATTTGATCAACTTGGGCGATCTTTAGGAGTTTCATTTGTTCCTAGTGTTCAGGCGGCGTCTGCCGCTGTGGTGGCTGCTGCTGCTGCAATGGGGGTCGCTTCTATTTTGGCAGCCTCAGACGTGGAGGAAATGCAATCAAAATTTAATGTGGTGTTTGGTGGCTCAGCAGATCAGGTCCGCGCATGGTCGAAGGATATAGCAGAGGAAATTAATCGTTCGTCATATGATATTCAGGGCTTTGCAAGTACAATTCAAGATACATTTGTCCCGCTTGGCTTTGCCCGAAGTGAAGCCGCTGAAATGTCAAAAACAGTTTCGCAGCTCGCCTTTGACCTCGCCTCGTTTAATAACACAACAGATGATCAGGCGATTAACGATCTGCAATCTGCCTTGGTTGGCAACCACGAGACGATGCGTAAGTATGGCGTAATCATTACTCAGGCCACACTTGACCAAGAGCTGTTGAACCAAGGCTTTAAAGGTGGCGCAAAGGACGCAACAGAGCAACAAAAAGCTCTTGCTCGGCTAAACATTATCATGGCTGGAACGAGTGACGCTCAGGGGGACGCCGCGAATACAGCAGGGTCGTTTGCAAATCAATGGAGAGGCTTACAGGCCGCCGTTAAGGATTTGTCAGTGGCATTTGGTGATGATCTCCTGCCCGCCGCTAACAGGGTTGTCAGTGTCCTTACCGATATAACCCGCGCGATTGAAGATAATTATGAAAATAGTGAACTGTTTAGGTATGCT